TCAGTTCCTGATTGTTAAAAAGTTCCTGCGCAAGTTTGCGCACCTCATCGAATGAATCACATTCGTCGTTTCGTATAGTTCTCATGTGTTTTTACTCCAAATTAGTGTTTCATTTTGATTACTTGTTCTTTGGTCATCTTCAACTGGAGAACGAATCTCGGCTTTACGATAGGGATTACGCCGCTTTGCAAGCCTGAAATAGGGTCGATTACCGGCTTATGAGTGGAAAATGTCAAAGACTCAAGATGTTCCTTAACGCTCCACGGCACGGAATAAGTCTCCCCAGGCCAAAAATGATACGAAGGGCATTTTGCAAATCCTTTAGGATTATTTGCGCCCCGCATACCTCTTTTACCGGAAAAACTAAATTCCAAATCCGCTTCTGGAAAATCCATACGGTGAAAAATCACATCTACAACAGGGTCATCCTCGGCTTCGGTCATTGCCGCTGATTCCTTATTGAGTTTGTTTGCTTGTGCTTTGACACCTTTTTCGATTTCCAAAAGTTTGTCGATAATAGTTTCTGTTTTCAGTCGTGCATCTACGGTGAGAGCAAAAACCTCATCCGCATATTGAATGAGTTGCTCCTTCGTCATCGCTTTGAGTTTGTCTCGTAAAACTGGCGCTTCGCTTAAAGAGACTGGCATCGGTTGCTGTATTGTTTCTGTTTCCATTATAATATCTCCAATTAAAAATTAGGGGAGTGGCCAAACGACCACTCCCGATTGTTACTATTCGTCCTCATAACTTACCGGTGAGGATGTATCTGCATCGCCCATATCGGCAGAACGGTCATGCTGCTCGGCACGGAATACGATGATTTCGCTATTCGTTGCCTTATCAACGCCAAGCGTGAATCCCTTACCGCCGACAAGTTTGAGTTTTTCCTCACGGCAAATCCACGTGTTTGAGCCATCCGAAACAGTATCACCAAGAACGGTCGGCCACGTCGGCTCGGTCAAAGCAGTCATTGCCGCGGCGCTCACCGTGCATTCGTACAAGAAGCCATTACTGGTTGTCGGACGAATCACCGTACCTACGACCGCAGTTGTCCTTGCTGTCGGTGTTACACCAGCCGCTTTTGCGGTTGCAAACGTATAGGTGAGAGCGGCAGATTTTTCACCATTGCCATCAGGGGCAGGCATAATCGCTTTCATTGCCGCTTCATCATAAGCGATAATACCGGCGGCGGCAGAGGCGTTATGTGTTAATACTCCCGCACCATCATCGACAACGCCCCATTTGCCAGCTGATGCGGCGGCAGTGGTAAGCAAACCAGCTGCAATTGCGGCATCGTAAAGAACCTTCCACCACCTCAAAACGAGTTCCGTGCCGCCAATGGCAAGAACCAATTCGACATAATCGGGTATAAACCCAATATCAACATTGATAGCCGCATCGCTTGCTATCAATTTTCCACTTACTATCTTACTCATGTTAATACCTTTCACTTAAATTGTTATTATTGACTTTTTCTATCGAAAATACTTACTTATCCGTTGGTGCAGCGCAGGACATGCACGAAGCTATCATTCAGTATTCTCGATACCTGCCACATCTTCCAGCCGACTGTTGCTCTCTGGTCGAGGGGGTCTGCTGTGCCGCCAGAACCGAACCCTTTGACGATACTCTTCGCATTACCGCCGTTAATGTCCACGATACCATAGGCATCTTTAGCGATAATCGGACAGGAATACGTCCCGCTTGACACATAACCTTGCGTGGTAGTCAGCCAGCGAACCTTGCCGGTCGAACCATACTCATCAGGGTCAACTGTCGCTTGTGAAGCGTAATTCTTAACATCCTTGAATCCGCTTACTTTCTCAAGGTCATCCTCAAGGTCTGCATCAGCTATGCCCCAATATGCCGGACTGATAGGCGATGTTCCCTGTGCTGTATTACCCTGAATCAGTTTCGTCAGATATGCGGCGTTGCCATTCCTCAAGGTGAGTCGGACAGCGTCAATATCGGTCTTATTGAGCAACGTGACAGTCCCTGAACCATTCGAGCAGGTTGTACTCGAAGCTGAGGCAGCCAGAACATCTCTTACAAGCTGGTCGATGGTGTTTCTCATCTGGTCGGCCTGCCGCTCGACCTCAATTACGATGTTCGGGTCTTCAACGGTGAGGTCAACAACGTCGGTAATCGTGCAAAAGTCTCCGAATTGTGAAACTTGGGCAAGTAAATCGACCTTGCTTTGCTTGTGACCATTAGGCGTAATACCTTCGCTTAAAGGCGTTGTGGCCGCTGCATACAAGGCATAACGTCTCATCTTGATAGTATTACCACTTTTGGAGTTAATTGAGAATTTCGTAGCGAATCTGTCATGAACATACTGCGGATACGCAGGTTCAAGCAGTGTGCGTTGATAGACCGTTGCTACGGCGGGGTCTATCTGTTGTGTAGTTGTCAATTGGTCACTCATGCTAATTTACCTTTCTTGTCTTGTAAATCAGATAGCTTTGGCTTTGAGTGCCTCTTTGTAGGCAGCGAACTCGGCATTACTCATTGCGTTAATGGCCGCTTTCTTATCCAAAGTTCCACCGCCGCCGGTTGCGGCACTGATGGAAGTTTGTTTTTTGGCGGCCTGAATGGCAGCAGTCGCTACTTTTGCGGCTTTTTGTTCCGGTGTTAATCCTGCTTCTACCTTTTCGGCAATATAGTCAGGGTCATTCGTAACAAAATAGTATGCCAGTTGCGCAGCCTGCGGAGAGGACGCTATTGCCTGTGCTATCTGTGGTTTTTTATCAATAATTCTTTGCAGGGCTGGCGATGGTTTGAAAGTCCCAGTTACGGGATTTCCAGTACCGACAACCTCTGCGAAATCAGGATGCTGATTAAGAAACTGCTGCTGAACAGCGATAGTATTGTACTGCAATGACCGCACATCATCGACACGAGTGAGAATCTTGATTTGCTGTTCTTTAGTAAGAAATTCCTCATCTTTCAAGCCAAGTTCGTCGGCGGCCTGTTCATACAGCGACTTTTGAGGCTGTGCCGGTGGCTGTGCCGCTCTTGTATTGGCGGCATAAATAGCCATCTGGTCTTTTAACTGTACATTTTCAGCCTCAATAGCCTGTCGTTTCCTAGTCTCATCGAGAGCCTTCGTTTTGAAAGCCTCAACTTCCCGACTTATCTGTTCCTCGGCGGCAGGAACGTCCGTAGCCTGTTGAACACCAACAGAAGTTTCTACAGTAACGCCCGAATTATCCAAGTCGGCGGCACTTGGTATTTGAACTTCGCCCGATTCTACTGTATCCATATTTTTTTCTCTTTCTTGCAACTAAAGGCTCGTTAGCAGCCTAACCTGCGGCAGCCAGGTATGTCTTTGCCCGATAACCGTGTTGCACCAAATAAAAAACCCCTACTCATGCTTCACAAGAAGCACAATATAGGGGTTCATTTTTTGAATTATCCCGAAAACTATTTAATTTTTATCAAAAAGAGCTATTTACCTAATACCATATCAAATTTCAAATCGTTCACGTCCCTTGTGAGTTTACCTATGACCTCACCCTGCCTATTGACAACGTTAATCAGTAAGGCGATGGTAAAATGCACCTGCGAATCGTAACCATCGCCATAAACATCTGTCCATTGCTTTGTAGGTTTAAGCAGGACTACGCTCGAGTCCTTGACATCAAGAGGTTGGTTGTGTCCAAGAATGTAAACTCCATAAAACACAATCGCAATCACAATAACCAAAGTAATTACTGCTTTTTTCATACATTTTTCCTTTCGCCATCGGCTGGCTTTAAAATAATAGATTGCTCAAACCCTATATTCATATTGACATCTTTCCTGTCGGGATGCAAGTTAAATCGGCAAAAAACATTCCCTATAACATCAGGGAAAACTTCTCTTATCTGCTTACCAATCTCTGTCAACTTTTCTCTTTGCTCGTTTGTCATTTTTGATTATTATTTTTCTTTGTTTTGGTCTCACCAAGAAAAACCTCTCCATTTAAAACGCAGATGTGTCGATATTCGCCCTTTTCAAGGCTGAACTTCTTGTCCGGCCCCGTGATAGTCCTGACTCGGCCTCCATTTCTCTGGCATTTCAAAAAATCTGCTGGCATTTTAATTTACCTCATTCCACCTTAGCGGCATTCCCTTACCAGATCGGAATACCAATTGACTTTCCTGTTCTAACTCTACACCCTCAATAATCGGCTTATCCTGCGGCAATATGTAAATACATCGTATATCACCCTTGACATTATCCACCTTCCAAAGCGAAGTTCCTATCATCGGCACAGGTGGTACTTTCTCTGGTTCTAAAATCACCATACGCACGCTCATTACTCTCTTGCCCTCAAGGTTCATATCGGTAGTCGTAACTTGCGTATCTATTTTGGCGACAAGTTTCTGTGTTTCATCGGCGATAAGCATATTAGCATTGCCATAGGCCGGCGTGCCATCGTAACCATTCTTGATTATAACGAGTATGAAATATGGTTTAGTCCTGCCCGCTTTAGCGTTCACAATCCGCTCGATATTGCGGTGAAAATCCATCGTAACCCATTCGTTAAAATCGCCAAATTTAGCTTTCACGTTTAGACCT